TAAGTAACTTAAAAAAAATGCTTGACATAGATAAATCAGTAGTTTAATATTTATTTCAAGCCAATTAAGTAATATTAATTTAATTAAAGGGGGAAGTATGAGTATAATAATATGCAACATATGCGAAAATCAAATTGATTCTGATTTTATAGACTGCACCGAATACAACAGCAAAGAAGTTTGTCAAGAGTGTTATAATGAAATGCAAGAAGATGATGAACCAGGCTATGAAAGAGAGAATTATTTTGAGGAAAAGGCAAGGGATTTAGAAAAAATAGGTTGATAAATAATATCAAGTAACTTAAAATAAAACCTTATCCACCGACTAGATAAAGTTTAATTAATTAAAATGATAGAGAATAAAAGCAAGACGAAGAAATGGGAGATTTCTCAAAATGAGTTTAGAAATAAATTAAAAGCCTTTGGATTAACTCAGGGAGAGTTTTCTAAACAATTTGGAGTATCACAAACAAGCGTCAGTGCATGGTCAAAAAATGGCTATCCTTACACTGCCAAGCATTTTTTTGATAAATTAGAGGCTAAAAAAGAAAGTATAGAATTACAAACAAGAATAAATAATTTTATAAATAACTAAACTAAAAAGAATGATGATATTGAGACAACTCGCTAATATATAAAGACTGCAATGGGGACAGCCTTTGAAGCTGGTAATGCGTAACTGAGCGAGGTAAGTAGGAAACAGTTAATTGCCAGAATCCCCATAAAGAACTAGTAATAAATAAAAGGAGAGTATATGCATTATAATATAAACGAACTTTATCTTATCATAGGATTACTTACAGGAACCCTATTAGGGGGTTTAACTGTGTTTATGTTTATGTTTATAACCAAAGAAAGTAATAGAGATAAAGTGAAGCCTAATTAAAAGCTATAATATGACTAAGAAGAAAGGAGCTAAAACTCCCCTAATAGGAAGACCACCTAAATACTCGGAGCAATTAGCAGAAGAATTCGCTGAATATTTGGCTTATAACTCAATAAAGAAGAGTTGTGAACTAGTAGGTATTACAAAAGAGACTTATTATCAATGGGTGTATAAGTTTCCATTTTTTTCTGACCTTTCCATAAAAGCTCGCAAGGTTAGAGCGGTAAATTTGTTTGATGAATCACTTGATACCCTAGAAGAAATAAGAGAATTAAGAAAAGATCCAAATACTAGAGATTTAGTACCAGTCTATAGATTACTATTTGATGGTTATTTAAGGTTAGCAGGTAAAGCAAATCAGGGGTTATTTGGAGATAATACTAAAAATAACATGGAAGTTAATATAGATCTAAAAGATGTTGATGTTCCAAAAAGACAAACTCAAAAGGAATGGGAAGAAGAGGGTAAAGATGAGGAATAATATTCATGACGACTAAATATAGCTGGAGACCACAGGCTGGAACTCAAACAAGAGCAATAACGGCTTCTTGGTGTGAAGAATTGTTTTTTGGTGGAGCAAGGGGTGGAGGTAAATCAGATTTTCTACTTGGTGATTTTGCTCAAGATGTTAATATTTACAAGCAACATTGGCATGGGATTTTATTTAGAAGAATATCAAAAGAACTTGATGAACTTATTAAAAGAAGTCGTCAGATCTACCCCCTTATGGGGGCAATCTTTAAAATCCAGGAGAAAAAATGGATCTTTCCTAATGGTGCATCTTTAAGATTAGCTTTTCTTGAAAAAGAAGAGGATGCTGATAAATATCAAGGTCATCAATATACATGGATTGGCTTTGATGAACTGCCAAACTGGGCTACTGATATACCATATAACAAATTAAAAGCTTGCCTAAGGAGTGCTTTTAATATACCACATAAGAGGATTAGATCAACAGGTAACCCTGGAGGGGTCGGTCAAGATTGGATCAAACAAAGATTTATTGACCCTGCTCCCAAAGGTTTTAAACTTCTAACAGATATTAGTTATATTAATATTTTAACTGGTGCTCAAGTAGGGCAGACAATAGATGAAAAGTTAGAAGACCCTAATTGGAAGAGGATTGAATCAAAAAGAATTTTTATTCCATCTAAATTACAGGATAATAAAATATTAATGGACAATGACCCATTTTATATTGCTAAACTTGCACAATCTGGCGGTAAAGAGTTAGTAAAAGCTTGGCTTGCTGGTGATTGGAATGCAATTGAGGGTTGTTATTTTGATTCTTACGATTCAACCAAACATGTTATAGAACCTTTTATTATTCCCGATGGTTGGTATAAGATAAGAGCCTTTGACTGGGGTTATTCTAGTCCATTTTGTGTGTTATGGGGTGCTATTAGCGACGGATCAATAATTAACATTGGCGGTAAGTCAATAGTCCTACCGAGAGGTTCAATAGTTATATATCGTGAATATTATGGAACAACAGGAAAACCTAATGAAGGTATTAAATTAACTGCTAGTGAGATAGCTCAAGAAATTAAAAAAATTCAACATGAAAAGATGGATGACACAGTCGCAGATCCTGCAATATTTGACGTTAGTGTGGGTGTGTCTATAAATGAACAAATGAACAAAGGCGGTATATTTTGGCGTCCTGCAGATAATAAGAGGATTGCAGGTTGGCAACAAATAAGGAATAGGCTAAAAGGCGTTGACAATAAACCGTTGCTATATATATTTGATAATTGTAAAAATCTTTTAGGGACTTTTCCAATTATGCAATATGATAAAACTAAGCCCGAGGATTTAGATACTAAACTTGAGGATCACGCTTTAGACGCATTGCGATATTTAGCTATGAGTAGACCAATAACTATTGATTTACCTAAATCAAAACTAGCTATTGAAGATCAGTGGTATAAAGATTTTAATCCTTCAAATGTGAGGAAAAACTTAATTAATAAGATCCAACAATCAGATTATGAATAAAGTGGATAGAATTATTTATCATTATTTTTACGATAAATAACAATGATAACAGAGCAAAGAGAAGAATTAACCACAGCCAAAGGAAATCAAGGTATAGTAGAAATATGGACAAAAGAGATTGAAGCGGCTGGCAAGAAGGAACAATCTTTTAGAGATGAGGCAAAAAAATACTTTACTATCTATAAAGATGAAAAAGAAATCTCAACAGAGAGTGGAGAGACTGCCGCAAGATATAATGTTTTCTGGTCAAATACTCAAACACTCCGCCCCTTAGTATTCTCAAAACTACCAAATCCAAATATAACTAGAAGATTTCTAGAGATTGATGATAATGCTAGGATCATATCAGAAATGATGGAGCGTTCACTTTCTTTCTGCCTAGAAGATACTAATGCCGAGGATGTTTTTAATTCAGTAAGAGACGATTTCTTGATTGGTGGTCGTGGATTAGCAAGGGTTATTTATGATCCTGGTGAAGTCTTAGAGATAGAAAATGAAGAAACTGGTGAGATTTCAGAGGAGGTCGATTACGATTCAAAGAAAATAAGGATTGAATATATTAATTGGGAAGATGTAAGATTTTCTCCTGAGAACACATGGGAAGGGGTGAGATGGGTTGCTTTTAGACATAAGCTAGATAAAACAAAATTAACAAAACAATTTGGTAAATCTATTGCTGATAAAGTAAATCTAAATCTTAGTCTAGAACAAGACGAAAAGAGAAACAGCGATGATAGTGATTTATTTAAATATGCTGAGGTTTGGGAGATTTGGGATAAACAAAGCAGAAGAGTTATATTTATAACTACTGGTAGTGATGGAATGGTTTTAAGTAATGAAGAAGACACCTACAACTTAAAAGAATTTTACCCTATTGCTAAACCCCTTGGCTCCGATTCTGACCCTTGCTCTTTAGTTCCAATTCCTTTATACCGTTTTTATCGTGGACAGGCTGAGGAATTAAATAGAATTGATGCAAGAATTAAATCACTTGTTGAACAATGTAAATATACAGGAATCTACGCCTCTAATTCTGAAAGCCCTGACATTAAAAACCTATTAAATGGTTTAGATGGTCAATTTACGCCAATGAGTGGTGTTGCTCCTGGTAGTGATATTAAAAACTTAATCTTTGTTAAAGATTTAAATTCTATTATTACAACCATCGCACAACTTAACGATCAAAAGACTAGGATTCTACAAAATATTAGAGATATTACAGGTATATCTGATATTGTAAGAGGGACAACTTTTGCAAGTGAAACCGCAACCGCCCAAAGACTTAAGGGAGATTTTGCTATTTCAAGGATTCAACCATTACAAAGAGAAATTGAGGGTTTTGTTAGAGATACTTTAAGGCTTTTATCTGAATTGATTGTTGAAAATTACTCAATCATTGAGTTAGCAAAAATAACTGGTTTAAAAATTGTTGATATTAAAACTATTGAGGAAGTAACAAGGCGAAAACAAGAAGCTTTAATACAAGACGCTATGACTCAAATTAACCCTAATTCTCAAGAAGGAGTACAACAAATTGAACAATTAAAACAACAAGCTGAGATTGGTTTTAAAAAAACAATGGAGAAACCTTTAAATGATTTAAAAGGTTATGCTGCAACCCCTGAACAA